ACGTCTTCTGCCCATTTGCTCCAACGCAAAACTTTGTATAGCTACATTATACTTGTCTGAATAGATTTTGTACATATCCATCGGGCCTTTTAAGAATTCATAAGCTTGTTGCATAACCGCATAAAATAGTAGGTCAGGCACATTTAAAGATAAGTATGTAGTAGTATTTGTAGATGTAAGAGCATCTGGCGTGTAGATATAGCTCAACTGCACTAGGTATTGTTTATCTGGAGCAGGAGCCATTATCAAAGTTGTTTCTTTCCAATTTGCATAATATTTAGGAAGACCTGTAGCTGATGTGCTGTTGTATTCAAATATGAATGTCGAATCTCTCTTATCTAAAAAATCTTTAGTTGTTGAGTTTGTTGTAGATGTATTATCATAAACCAAGAATGATCTAACGATTATTGATCTTCTAGTCGTAGAGCCTCCAGATGTGCCGGGTGCATTTGGAAGATCGAGGTAAGGTGATCCAGTGTTCAAGTTTGCTGTTGCATACTCTCTTGTGTAATCAGCATCTACTTCTCTAAATATACGAAGCTCAGCATCTCTAATCATGCTTCCAATAATAGAATCTGTTAAAACAGTAGAATCTACCTCTGTATAATCTCTTACCTTTTGTACTAATTCTGCAAACGTCATGATATTGTTATTGTAACACCTCCTGAGCTTACTCGTAACTCTCTTTTCTTATTTTCTTCATTGGCATTTGTAGATGGCTGCATATTATTACTTGTAAATTGACCAGGCCATAATGCAGGATCAAGATCGACTACAACAGGTGCACTTCTCATTGGTCTTGAGTTGTACAAAGCAATAGGATCTGCTCTATGTGGTTTTGGATCTAATTGTGGATGTTTCTTTTCAAATTCTGAAATATGTACTAATGAACCATTCCATTCTTTTACCATTTCTCTATACGGAAATTCTTGTCCTGATCTGTCAGATATTGACTTTGCGAATTTTCCTCTTGCGTATGCCATAATTATCCTTGTGGGTAATAAACATTAGGAGTGATATACACAGAGGTTCTTTGTCCATCTTCTTCTAATGCTCTTTTAAGTTCATCTTCATATAATAGTTTCATTGCCTGTATTCTTTCAGGTGCAATTTTTTGTGCTAGGTAAAAAGCTAATCCAGATACCATACATGGAAAGAATCTAAATGGCATATCAGATGAGTTTGTATAAGCTCCAGCATCTTCAATTCTTGCAAGATAATAATAAAATATATTTGTTACTGCACTTGTATCAGGAGCTAAATATAAACTTATAGTTGGTGTTATTTGTCTATCAACATAATACTGAGAAGGGGTTCCTGCCTGTGTCTTATTAGGAATCGCAATATACTCAGATCTAGATACTTTTGTTAAAGTTTGTTGATTGCCTCCAGAAACAGTTACAACAGCTTCAAGAACATCATTACAATCACTTGGTGTTGTATATGTTACCTGGTTGTTTACTAAAGTTTCTGTTTTAGATTTGACTTTCCAAAGGTTAATACCTCTGTTACCCCATTCAGAAAAAAGTAAATTTAAACTTCTTCTAGCTGACTTGATGTCATGACCAGAATTTACTCTTACACCACATCTTTCGTAAGCTTCATTAATGACTTCATCAATTGTGATGTTAAAACTTGTAGTTCCTGAACTAGCCATTTCATCCTTACGCTAAGATTGCTTTTTGTAAATGTTTTGGTAGATTTTTTTGACCACCAACTAATTTACCTGTTTTTGCCATCATTGGTTTATTCATTTGTCCACCGCCCATTTTACCTTCAGCTTTTAATTTTTTAGTAGCACCCATAAGACCGCCACCCATTTTTGTATGTACTTTTATTCTTCCATTCTTCATATTATTTTACTCCTTCAAATTTTCCGCCTTTGACAGCAATACCCATGCCACCACAAGCAAGTTCTTTTGGTTTTACTGGTTTAGGTTTTTTCTTACCCTCTTCAGTTGCTTTTTTTAAAGCTTCTAAATATTTTTTGTATTCTGTTGCTTCTTCCATAGTATCTCCTAGTAATCTATCATACCACCATAGTATAATTTAGTAAACGCACCTTTCGATGCAAAAGTCTTAACATTTGTTGGTTTTCCGCCAACTCCTTGAGCTCTACTTCTTTTCCTCACAACGGCACTCCGTCTCTGGGAGTCTGTCATCCTTGCCGCTTTTGCAGCAGGGACGCACTTTGGATACTTCCGTTTCTTGTCCGCTTTGAGTTTTGAACGACCACAGGGTGCGTACGAACCATCTGCTCGTTTGCTTCCAATATCTACCCATTTTTGTGAAAACCATTTTTTAAGTCCTCCCTCTTTCATACCTGCAGGAACACAATTAGGAACCATACGATTCCCTTTTTTCTTCATGCCCTTTTGGACATAACCTTCCCAACAAGTACCTCGTTCACTCATTTTAATAAATCGCCGTAATAATTGACTAAGCTCTCATTGGACATCTTAATGCCTGCTGAGTCATGCTTAATAAATTTACCTTGATAAGCTTTAATTGATTCTAGTGTCTTTGCTTGTTTCTTATGTAATGCAGATGCTTTGTGTAATCCTTTTGCAACTTTACTTATTTTTGCTTCTGCACCTTTATTTGCAGCAGTATATTTTAATTTTCCTTTTTTATCATATTCAGAAATTGGATTTTGAATATCTATTAGTTGTTTTCTTCTTTTGTTTGGATCACCCTCTACAATAGTTTTTTTCTTTTTTGTTTCAGCATGTAAACCTTTATTTGCAGGTTTAGGTCCTTTAAAGTCTTTTCTTTTTACACCTGAAGGATCTTTAATTTTACCTGCACAAATTTTACTAGCATATGCATTAGCATATGCACTTGGATATACTTTGAATTTTCTTTTTGCGGCCGCTTTGCCTCTAGCACATAGTTTTGTCATTGTCTTTTAGCCTTTTTCGGTTGTACAACTTCTTCGATTGTATCACTTTGGGGCTAAACAGTAAATGTCCTAGCGAGAGGATTCTTTTTATTGGATTTTTTAGCGTATATTTTCTTTTTTTGTTTTTTCTTTTCATCTTTAGCACCACGTAATTTGCCATCAATTTGTTGTGTCATTTGTGATCTTGATATCGTCATACTATCTCCTTTGCACTTCCCATTATTGGTTTATATTTAGTTTTTCCTTCTGATTTATAAGCGTGTAAAAATGATGCTCTTGGTGTTCCCTCAATCCAGCTACAATGTATCCAACCGCTGTTTGGTTCACCCGGAGTGTAGAACTCAAGGATGAGCTGGTCTGGTGAAAGATTATTTTTAATCCAATCAAATAGTTCAGCGTTGTCTGTGCCAACACATTCGAAATCCGCCGCCTCAGCTTTTGCATGCTGGCTGTTTACTGAGCTACCGATGGCAGCACAAAGCTCAGGACTTCGATAGCCCGACGTTATCTTTACTCTGCCGAAATGATCACGGACAGGTTGCAAGATATTTTCACATAATGCTTTTAATTTTTCTATTTGTTCTGCATTAGGATTATTGTTTATACCCTTCCTAATTGCAGTATCTGATTTGGTAAGCTCAGACAAAGTGAAATTTCGTGAAAGATTCATAATTACTCCAATATTAGTTTTTTAATAGATAATGATCCATCTATATTTTTTTCAAGTTCGGCCATTGACTTGATGCAAGTATAATTTATGTTATTATTTTTATTAGTTCTCATCGCGATGCGTTTCCCCTTAAGGCAATCTGACATAGATTCTTGTATTCTGTGTTCCTTGATCTCTCCGTTGACAATCATAAGTAAGGCAATAATTAACTCTGTCACAATATCTTACCTTTGTTTTCACCTTTTTTAATAATATATTTTTGTGTACCATGTTTGCCGTGTTCAACAGACTTTTTTAAATTCTTAATAAAGTTCATTTGTTTAGCTTTCTTTTCCATGTCAGAAATATATTGCACAACTTGTCTAGTAATTCTTTGATCCATTTTCTCTAACCTTATCTTTTAATTTTTCAATATCTTCCAATGCTTTATCTAACTGTTCTCTTAAAAATTCTATATTAACTTTATTAGTCATATTCATTTCTTGAGTTTCTTCCATTTTCTCTACAGTCTTATAAAGATCCTCTATCAAAAAATGTTGTTCTTGATCCGTAGGGACTTGCTCACTTTTTTTAAGCAAATCATTTGTAAATAATTCTCTTGATGTCTCTAACGATACCAACCTCGCCGTCAGCTCTGTGTAACCGAGCACGCCCATTCCAACAAGAATTATAAGGCTAGCAACCGTTTTCATCGGCATCTGTACTGCAGCCGACTCCGATATATTTAAAGGTTTTTTACTCATCTTTCTTTTTATGATACATCTCGTAAAACATATTGTCACTATCCTCGGTTACAAATTCCGAATCTTCTGCATCCCAATAAGTATTTTGGACTTTATAGTCAGGCCAGCTGTTATCAGTAGTATAGCTATTAATGTGCCACAAAAGGCGATTATTAGGCTGAGCTGCATAATTGCCGTTATCAAGCTCCAATATATGTGCACACTTATGTTCTTGAGGAATTTCAGAGTGTTCAGTATCCAATATATTAACGTCTGGATGTGCCCAATCAATCGTAAATAAATATTTACCATGATAAAATTTTTTATCTAAACCTAGATATTTGCCCTTTACACCATCCAGCCAATCAAAACAAGTAACACTAGGCCAATAACTAAAACTGTTCCACAATTCCAATTCATGTACTTGCATATTCGGCACATTGGATCTATCAAAAGATTTTTGATAAAACGCTGATATAGGGAGACGCCAGTAACACGCACCGTTTGGTAACATGATATTAAATAAGAGCGCACGCCCTGATATTGATGTAAGACCGAAGATAACACAGTCTTCACTTTCTCCGTGATGTTTTTTAAGATCATAAAGATACTCCTTTCTAATTTTGCAATATATTGGTGGAAGGTTTGCGTTTAGATATGACATGTTTATATTTTTCTTTCCAATATTTTTCTCTTTCTAAAACTCTAATTCTATATTCGATTTTATCAATACCTAATATTTTTTTCAACCAATTTAACATTTCCATCTTCTTCTTGCTGCACATATTCGTTTTTCAGGAGTCTTGCTACAATTAATATTGTGCATCTTCATCTGACCTTTTGATCTTCTACAATAAGAAGATCTTCTTTTTGCAGCTTTTGAACCTTTCTTAACTTTTCCTGTTACTGCTGTCTTAAGTTTAGAACCAGGATTCATTCGTCTGTATGCACGAACCCCTGCAGAAGTCATACCTGCACCTGATTTAGTAGATCTAAAGTTTCTTTTATTCTTTGAAGGCATTCCACCTTTAGCAAAACCATCAATCTCTATACCTAGATCAGCATAGTAATCCATCTAAAACCTATACTGTTAATCCAGGTCCTGAATACTTATCTGTAAGCAAAGTATAAGCAGTT